TAACCCATACAACTATGGTACTACTGTAGTTGCAACTGATACTACTAGAACTGCAACTAAGTCTTTGACTTTATCTGCTTCTGGTCTTTCAGGTACGTTCACTGTTGATGAAACTATCACAGGAGGCACAACTAGTGCTTCTGCAAAAGTAGTTGACTGGAACGCTTCAACAAGAGTTCTAAGATACTATCAAGATATCAATACTGGTTTCACAGCATTCAATAGTTCTGAAACTATCACTGGCGGTGGTTCATCTGCTTCTGGTACGAATACTGCAGTGAATAATCCTGAAGTTCAACCAGATAGTGGTGATATCATGTATCTTGAACACAGACGACCAATTAATCGTGCGTCTGACCAGATTGAAGATATCAAATTAGTTATTGAATTCTAGTCTAAATACTTTTAGATTAGACAGAGTATCGGAGCGATAAATGGCAGTTATAGACTTTAATGTAGACCCGTATTATGATGATTATGAGGGTGCCGGTGGTGCGAAGAGTAAGAAGTATCACCGAGTCCTCTTTCGTCCAGGATTTCCTGTACAGGCGAGAGAACTAACGCAATTACAAACAATTCTTCAAAACCAAGTTGAGAGATTTGGGCGACATATATTTGAAGAAGGTTCAATGGTCATTCCTGGTGACATTGCGTTTGATTCCGAATATGACTTCATTAAGGTTCAATCAACATTTAACGCTCAGAACGTAGAAAGTTATAGAACTGATTTTGTAAATAAGATTATCACTGGTAGTGAAACTGGCGTGAAAGCGAGAGTTATTGGAACACTTGCGGCCACCTCTACTACTCCTTTGACGCTTTATGTTAAATATGAAGACAGTGGTACTAATAATGCAACCAATACATTTAAGATTGGTGAAACTATACTTTCTGCAAATGCTGATAATACTGTAGCAAAGAATCCAAAACTAACTACGGATCAGACTACAGAGATATCTGCTACTCTGCTTACAACTGGTACTAATAATAGTGCAAAGTTAATAGATAGAAATAACGCTGGCGATGTTATAACTGCTGGTGAGAGTGATACAGTTGGTAGAGGTTCTGCTGTTCAAATTCAAGCAGGAGTTTACTTTGTAAATGGATTCTTTGTAGCAAATGATGCACAAACAATTCTGCTTGACAAATACTCACCTTATCCTTCTTATCGTGTCGGGTTTCAAGTTACTCAATCAACAACTACTCCTGAAGAAGATGAGACACTAAAAGATAATGCACAAGGGTCGTCTAACTATGCCGCTCCTGGCGCACATCGATATAAAATAAACCTCACTCTTATTAAGAAAGAATTAACTGCTACTGATGATACTGATTTCATCGAACTTGTAAGAGTTAAGAATGGTAATATTGCAAAACTTGTTAAGAAAGCAGACTACAACTATTTACAAGAAGAATTTGCAAGAAGAACATTTGATGAAAGTGGAGACTATGAAGTTAAACCTTTCAAACTAGATGTTCGTGAACATTTACTTTCTGGTTCTAATAGAGGAATTTATACAGCGTCAACTACTCCTGTAGGAGATGCTAATAAACTTGCTTTGGGTATAGAACCTGGTAAAGCATATGTACAAGGTTATGAACTAGAAACACAAATTACAAAATTTATTGATGCACCTAAACCAAGAACATTTAATCGTGTAGTCGATACACCTATTCAAACACCGATTGGTAATCACGTTCTCGTACAAAATGTTAAGAGTATGCCAGACATTGATGACTTTGAAGAACTTCACATCTATGATGATTTGCGTTCCGGAAGTGGAGTTTCAATTGGTACATGTAACGTAAGAGCATTCGCATTACATGATGGTGATTATTCGGGTACACTTGCAACAAAAACATTCAAGTTGGGTATCTTTGATATTCAAATGAATGATGGCAAAGATTTTGCGAGACATGCAAGAGCAATCGGTGATAATGCAAGTCCAGGTAGTGCAGTATTCATTGCTGATATTAAACCAAAACTTGTTCCGCTTACTGGTACTGCATCAAATGCCGCTAGTGGTGCTACTACTACAACTGGTCAAGGTTCATTATTCTTATCAGAGGTGATAATTGGAGACAGAATATTCATCAATGACGTTGATATTGGTGAAGTTACAGGTGTACCTAATAACTTATCACTCGCAACTACCGCATTCTCTGGTTCAGCGGTCACTGCTGGTCAAATAAAGAGATTTAGTGCAGAGATAATTCGTCCAGATAGAAAAACTCTAGTATTCCCAACTGGATACTTTAGAATGAGAAAAATTCGTGGTAGTGATGCAGACAATCCAGATAACGTAAACTCATCAGTTTATCTTGTAAGAAGAAAGTTTACAGCAAAAGCGATTGCCGCTAACACGGTACAGTTTACTGTTGCTGGTCTTCTAGAAGAGTTTAATTCTTCTGCAGTGACAGATTATGTCATGACAATCGCAACACCTGCTGGAGGTAGCGCAAGAGCAGTCGGTGATATTCTTGACATTTCTTCAAGTAATATTGCATTGTCAAATTCAAATCGTACTGCAACATTCAGTAATCTAAATGGTTTGTCAACCTCTCCAATTACTAATGGAGATACAGTTGATTTGATTGCTACGATTAAAGTAAAAGGTACTGATGGCGTTGAGAAAACTAAAACTCTCAATGTAAACGAAACACATACAGTTTCAACTGCAGGTGCCGCACAGCAATCTACTGTTAAGTTAAATCATGCTGATGGATTCAGACTTATTTCTGTTCATATGGCACCAGACTTTAGTACTAGTCCTACAACAAGTCATCAAAACATAACTTCTAGATATGATTTTGATACTGGTATGCGAGATGCATATTATGACCTTGCCGCTATCAAACTGAAATCGGGAAGACCTGCCCCTACTGGTCAAATACTCATAACATTTGATTACTTTGGACATGGCGGCGGTGACTACTTCTCAGTAGACAGTTACGATGGTGTTGTAGACTATGAAGATATTCCTACATTCAAGTCACCAGACACAGGCACAGTTCTGGACTTGAGAGATTGTCTAGACTTTAGACCTAGAATTGACAACAATGGTGTAAACTTTACATCTGCTGGTTCATCTTCTCCTGAGATACCACATTTCGATACTTCATTCGATGCAGACTTTTCATATTACTTAGGTAGAATTGATAAAGTTGTCATTAACTTTGATGGACAGATGAAATTAGTACAAGGTGTTCCAGATATTAATCCTATACCACCTCTAGACTTAGCAAAAGCAATGACACTGTTTGAAGTGACATACTCACCTTATGTTCTCAATACAGATGAAGTCATAGCGAAAAAACTAAACAATAGACGATACACTATGAAAGATATTGGTCGTCTTGATAAAAGAATTGCAAATCTTGAAGAAATCACATCTCTTACTTTGTTAGAGAAAGCAACTACAGACTTACTAGTTAAAGATGTTGATGGTAATGACAGATTGAAAAATGGATTTATCGTAGATAACTTTACTGGTCATGGTATTGGTAATGTAGCATCTGAAGATTATCGTATCGCAGTTGATATGAAGCGTAGAGTTGCAAGACCTATGGGTCATGAAGAAATAGTTCGTATGGTTGAAGCAAACAATTCAGACGCACAGAGAACTTCAGCATTCTACAAGAAACATAAAGATGGTGTTATAACACTGAATTATAGTGAACAAGTTCACATTCAGAATCCTTATGCTACAGATAGTATGGAAGTTAATGCATATAAAGTTGCCGCCTTTACAGGCGAACTTGACTTGATCCCTGCATCAGATGATTGGAAAGATACAACTCGTAGACCTGACCTTGTTGTTGTCGATGATAACAACTATGATGCTATCAAATTCTTAGCAGATGAGATTGGTGTTGAAGGTACAGTCTGGGAAGGTTGGCAAGACACTTGGTTTGGTGAACAAGTTTGGACTGGTGAAAGAAATCTTGGTCAGCAAATTCAAGGTCAAAACATAGGAAATGTTCTTCAGCAAGTAGGAACACAGCAAGTTGGACAAGTAAACATCGGTGTTCAGACTACTCTAATGAATGAGCAAGTAGATAAGTCGCTTGGAGATAAGATAGTAGATTTATCTATGATTCCGTTCATGCGTGAAATACCTATTCATATGATTGCTACGAACATGAAACCTCGTACAAGAGTGAACGCATTCTTTGATAATGAAGATGTAAACGCATTTATTAAACCAGATGATAAGTTGACTGTTACTTCAACTAACAGAACTGATTTCAACTTCTTCCCATTACAAGACCCTGGTTCATATGCTGATAGTGATGATGCAAGAACATTTGGTTCAATGACAAACCCACTCACAAATACAGCGCAACCAGTTGCCGCATTTGCAGTTGGTGATGTTATTAAAAACGTAGCACATACTGCAGTATCTATTTCAGCGATTGCACAAGTTGGTAATACAACTACTATTACAGTTTCAAGTGTGAATGGTATTAAAGTTGGACACATAGTAGAATTTACAAATATCGCAGGTTCAACTGAACTTAATAAAGTTGGCGATGAATTCAAATACTATTTTGTTGAAAGCGTAGATACTAGTGCAAACACATTCACAATCGTAAATGCTGACCTTACAGGAAGTCCTGTTTCAGCAATTACAGCATACACTTCTGGAGGTACTTGTCAGCGTATTCAAGCATCTGCAGTTGTAACATATCAAGGACCAGATAGCACAGAGAATGCAAATGGTCTTCCTATTGTAATTCATATTGCAAATAGAAAGGGAGGTTTTGCAATCGATGATGAACTTACAGGTTCAATCGATAATGCGAACGGTGTTAAGAACCAGTGTACTATATCAGCAATTAATGGTGTATCGACAGCAACATCAACTGATGTTTATAAAAACTTGAAAAAGTTTGGCGATACTAAAATTACAGATGATGATGGCGTGTTTACTGGAGTATTTGTCGTACCAAATACTGATACAATTAAATTTAGAACTGGTGAAAGAACTCTAAGACTTATAGACAATAATAGTAATAGTGTATCAACTGGAGTACACACAACTAAAGCAGAGAAAATATTTGCCGCAACAGGTATTAACGAGACTAGAGAAGAAACAATATTGTCTCTAAGACAAGCAAACTTTGTTCGTGACCGTGTACAAGATGACCGTGAAGTAACTAGAAATATTACAGGTTCTACTCGTTTCCAAGTTACAGGTACAATTCAACCTCAAGGAGATAATGGCGATAGTGGAGATGGCGGAGGTAACAGTTGGGGTGGACATGATCCTCTCGCACAAACTTTTGTTATATCAGAATGTCAAGACGGCATTATGATGACGAAGATGGATTTATTCTTTGACACTGCTGGTACTCGTCCAATTCTAATACAAATTGTAAATACAAAAGATGGTTTCCCTGGACAAAAAATTCTAGCACAAACTACTATCCCTGTAGCAAGTGTTAATACAAGTGCAGATGCATCTGCCGCTACTACAGTGACTTTTGATAGTCCTGTATTCTTAGCACAAGATGTCACATATGCTGTTCTAGTTAAAGTCGATGAACCTGGATGTAAAGTTTACTATTCAGAACTTGGCGGTGTAAATATTGGAGATAATAGAATTGTTTCTAGAAACCCATTGACTGGTACTATGTTCTTGTCTCAAAATGGGGGTACATGGACACCTCATCAAACAAGAGATATAAAGATGACACTTCATCGTGCAGATTTCACTCCAGAAGCGTCTACTATTGAATTCAACAATGTTAGAAATGGATTTACAACTTTACAAACAGACCCATTTGAAACTGCACCAAATACAAATCAAGTCCGTGTAACGCAAAGAAATCATGGATTTAGAGAAGGTGATACCGTTGTGATTGATGGAGTTGCCGCAGGGTTCTATGGTGCCAACTCAACTACAAATGGTATACCACACACAGAACTCAATGGTACACACACTATACCTACTGGAGTACCAATAACGAATGATACTTACATAATTCAAGTTACAAGTAGTAATGTTGTGGGTGGTATCTCAGGATTGTCTGCAGACTTCTCTGGAGGTGCTAACATTCAAGCAAGAAGAAATATTGTTGCAGATATAATTCAACCTTCAATAACTAATATTAGATTTGCAGATACGACATTATCATATGATATGAATATCACAAACACTGCTAAATCATTTAGTGGATATATACCTGTTCCTGATAATGGGAATGTATATCAGACTACAAGAAAGTTTGTATTCTCAGTTGATAATCAACCAGCAACTCAAGGATACTCTGCACAGTTAAAGGCATCGATGCAAACAACAAATAGATTTGTATCCCCTATGATTGATTCCCAGCGTATATCTTTATGCATGATTGCAAACAGAGTAGATAATCTAGTTGAAACTGATGTAAACGTAAGTGCATTTGATGATAGAACTGTTGCAACTGGAACAACTATAGCAACTAACACTTCTGGTGTAATAACAACTACAGATGCCACTACAAGAGCATTGTTTGATACTGTTGATATTGGTAAATATATCACTGCATCTGGATTCTCTAATGCGACAAATAATGTTAAGTACCTAATTACAAATTATGCAAATGATGGTACTACTGCAACAATTTCTGTTTCGCCTGCACCTGCAGTCACAGAAAGTGCAAGTGCTAGTGTAACACTAACACAACATGAGAAGTTCTTACATGATATTGCACCTAAGGGAGCGACAAATGCCGCTAACTATCTAACAAGAAGATTTACTCTTGAGAATCCATCTACTGCAATTAAAATATTGTATGAGATGAATAGACCAAATGGTGCTTTGATGGATGTTTATTTCAAAGTTCTAAGAGATGGTTCAGAAAAAGCATTCGATGATATTCCGTACACATTGACTACAACCGAAATACCAGACACGACTGATGAGTCCGAAAATGTATTTAGAGAAAGAACACACTTAATT